TCACATCCACATAACCTGTTGCTGTCCTTCCACACTGGCGCCGACCGGATGCGGCGGCACTGCATCAACCCGGCCCGGCGTCATGATCGCGCATTGGTAGGTCTCCATCGTTTTAAACGTGTGGCCACAGTTGATATTTTGGCACTGGTGATAACGTTCTTTCGTTTGTTGACTCAAATAGCGGCTGGTGCGGGCATGGGCCGCTGTTCTGCAAAGCGGGCAATGAAACATGATTAATTCCTCGTCACTGGCTCAATTGCCGCGATAATACCGCTCGCGATCCAAAAAAGAAGTTTCTTTAAGTGAATTTACAATTCCCATTAAGAAACATCATAAGTAACCTCCGACAGCAAAACCTCAAACTCCAGCGCCGTCGTAAAACCGCCGTTACTCAAATTGTGCGTGACTTTGCTCACTATCCAGTCTTGCGCATCGATCGCCGTTTTAAACCCGCTGACGCGTACCGGCGTTTCCGGCGTGATGTTGGCCCGGCCCATCGCCAGCGACAGTGAGAACTCAGCCACACCGCGCTGAAGCTTTTCCCACTTCGCCTGTGCTGCCCGCATCGCGGCGGCCTTGGTGGCGTAAATTTTGGTGATCGCAAACACGTTATCGTCAGCTCCCACCAGATAATCGCCTTTCGCCGCCTCCGCCGGTTTCCCCGGTTTTTTACTGCTGCCCGGCTTCGCCTTCGGGTGTTGCAGCGCGCGCAAATGCTGCTCTTTTGGCTTGCGCTGCAGCTTCACTTTCTTCGGCTTCGGCTGTTTTGTATTGAGCCAGCTCGCCGTTACGCCGGTGTAGGCATCCCGATCGGCAATGCTGAAACTGTGCTGATCGCCATCCTGCCGGGTGATGGTATACACCGGCAACGACTTCCCGCCTACCGTGGCGCCGTTCCCCGGTCGCAACAACAGCAGAGCGCCATTTTTCACCGCCGCCACCGCGCCGTTGAGCATTGCAAGTCGGGTAATAAATGCCGCGTCCGTCTCCTGCGTCTGGTCGATATGGCTGATTTTGATGGTACCCAGACCGGCGGCCAGCGAAGCTTTCAGCTTATTGCGCGCAGCCACCTTCTGCACAATGTCGCCCAGGGTGGTGTCGTGGTAGGACTCATCACGCCGGGTGTTCAGCGAGCCGCGAAAATCCGCACTACGCGCGCGAATAGTCAGCGTGTCCGGCGCGCCCCGGTGTTCGACCTCATCGACCGTAAATTGGCCCTTTGGCGTCAATGGCGAGCCTTGCCAGCCGAGCGCCAGCGACAGCACCGCATTGCGCTGAGGCATCGCCATCAGTCCGTCGCTGTCGTCCAGCTCGATGTCGAGTTGGTCGGCCTCAAAGCCCCGGTTATCCGTCAGTGACAGCGAAATCAGCCTCTTGCGGATGTTCTGCGTGATGTCGTTATCCTGCAGCAACAGCGAAAAATCCGGCGCAACTCGCGCCCCGGCTGGCAGGCTTACGCCGGTGATCATGATAACAATCCTCCCATAGCACCGGCGGCCTTCCCAGCCATCTCTCCGGCTTTATCGTACAGTTCCCCGGCCTGCTGGCGCAGATCGCCAAACATCGCAGACAGGGATTCATCGACCCGTTTCAGGTTGAGCGTGAACTCTGTGCGGCGCGGGCTACCGTCGGCGAAAAACTCGGAGTGCGTTTCAGAAATCGACTCGATCACAAACATGCCGTAAATCGTGCCGGTGCCTTCAATCAGCGGCCACGCCCGGCCCTGCTCGGCCATCAGTTGCAGCGTCAGCAGTGACCAGCGGCCGCCGGTGATCTCCGGCAGCAGCACCCCGGACAGCGTGATTTTTTCCTCATCCATCCCCAGAAATTGCGCCGCCGGGCGCAGGCCAACGCGGGCGTTGCTCGGCCAGCGATATTCCGCGTTGCGGCTCATGGATTGATAAGGCAGCGTCTGCAGCATAAAAACAAACAGCCCCAGCGTTAACATCATCATGAATCTCCGTAAGTCATGCGGCTACGCGCGGCGGCCGCGTGTTTGCGTCGTTCGGCCTCGAGCTGGCGCGAGACTTCGCGCGCAATGGAGGCCGCGTCTTGGCCGGGGGCGCCGTACACCTGAATCGTGATCGGGGCTGGCACCGTGGCAGGTGCAGCAGCCGGGGCCGACGCAATCACCGGCGTTGACAGCGATAACATCGCCGCCGACAGCGCCGCCGTTTTCCGGCGCCCGGTGACATTGGCCGGGCCGTTGACAATCTCCGGGCCACGCTCGCCGACGATGCCGAACTGGCCGCGTGGGATAATGCCGCCCTTGTCGAATGCCCCTGCATAGCCCGGCCCCGGCATCAGCTCAGGCGCCGGGCGATTGTATGAAATCGCCGGGTTAACCTCCGCCTCATCGTCGCCAAACTTCATCCAGTCCGGCAGCATATCCGTGAGGCTGGAAAACTTGTCTTTCAGCGCCTGCCAGCGCTCGCTAATGCCGTCAATGACCCCGTTAATCATGTTCATCCCGGCATCTTTGAACTGCCCCGGCAGTGCTTTAGCGCCGTTTACCAGCCCCTCCCATTTGCCATTAAGCCAGCCGATCAGCCGATCCCATGCCTGAACCGTGGCGGCGCTCAGCGCCAGCCATGCCGCGTTAACACGCTCGCCGATGGTGTCCCAGACGGCGGCGGCACGCTCTGCAATGCCGCTCGCAACGCCCCAGATGCCGGTCAGCAGGCCGGGCAATCCGCCCAACAGCTGCAGCGGCAGGCTCAATCCGGCCGCGACCCATTCACCGAACATGCGCCCATAGCGCGCGGCGGTCTGGAGTTCGGCCTGTGAAGATTTCACCGGTTCGATCAGCTTGCCGAACCACTGCCACACGTTGCGCACCATGCTAAGCAGCGGCGTAAATGCGCCTGCCAGCGGGACAAGCGCGGCGCGCATCGGCGCGAAAGCGGCGCTGAAGCCTTCGCCGATGCCCGTCAAAAAGGCGCTGATAGGCTCCCAATATTTACGGATAGTCAACGCCACACCGGCAATCACCGCCGCCGCCGCAACCACCGGCAAGGTGATCACACTGAATGCGGCCGCAATCCCGGCGCCGACGGTGGTAAAGACCGTTCCCAGCAGCCCGGCCCCGGCGATCAACATATTGACCCCGGCCATCACCGGCCATGCAATAAGGCCCAGCGCAGCGAGGCCACCGATCAGGGCCGTAACGCCCGCCGTGACTTTCACCAGCGTGCCGACCAGCTCAGGATTGGCCTTCACCCATGCCCCCGCCTTGGTGAGCCATTCGGTGGCGGAAACCGTGAGTTTGCGCAGCGCTGAATTCTGGCCGTCGAACACCTCAATGCGAACATCTTCCCACGCCGAAAACAGGTTTTTCAGGTCGCCGTCGAGGTTGTCCACCTTCACTCGGGCAATCTGGGCCGTAGCCCCTTTTGACTGGGTGACGGTGCTGTGTTTTTCGCTCAGCTTGCCGTTACCGGCGGCGTCAATCAGCTTGATAGCGCCTTTCATCGCCTCTTCGCCGAAAATGACTTTCAGGTATTCGGCCTGCTGCGCGGTGCCGAGCTTGTTGGTTTTAAACGAGCCGTTAATTTTCTTGAGGATGTTCGCGATCGGCAGCATGTTCCCTTTGCCGTCCTTGGTTTTTACGCCCAATTCTGACAACGCATCAGCCGCCTGCCCGACGGGCGCCTGTAACCGCGTAAACATCGCGCTGGCCGCCGTACCGGCCATAGACCCCTTGATGCCGTTATCGGCCAACACGCCCAGCAAGGCGGTAGTGTCCTCGATACTGGCCCCGGCCGCTTCGGCGATCGGCGCGACGTACTTCATCGCCTCGCCAAAATCCATCAAATTGCTGTTTGAACTTGTGAAACCTTTGGTCATCACATCCGCGACGCGCTGGATCTCGTCTATCGGCATGTTAAACGCCGATTGCATGTTGGTGATGATGTCGGCCGCGTCGGCGATGTCCAGATCGGAGGCCAGCGCCAGATTTACCGTTGATTCGGTCGATTTCAGAATGGCATCGCCGTTAAAGCCGGACTTGGCGAGCACCGATTGCGTGCGGGCGACGTCCGTCGGCGAAAACGCGGTCGTGGCGCCAATATCCCGCGCCTGCTGGCGAATGGCGGCCAGTTGCTTGTCATTTTTCGCCAGCCCTAACGTGGCTTGCGTGTCTGACATCTGCCGGTCGAACTGCACCCCCGGCGCAATAAACGCCCCTTCAGCGACCAGCCCGGCGGTAGCGATACCCAGCCCGGCCGCGCTGGTATTACGGACAGCCGCGGTTGCCGATTGCCCGGCACGATAACGCGCGCCGACGCGGTTAACCTGTTCTTGCTTCTTGCTCAGGCGTTCCAGCTCGCCGCGCTGGCGGCCCAGCGCTGTCGTGGCTTCGCTGGCGCTGGCCTTCAACCGGCGCTGTTCGGCACTCAGGTTCCGGGTAGCGATGCCGTCAGCGTTGAGCGCGTCACGCTGGCGCTGCACCGACTGGCGCAGGCCGTTGTATTTCGTCTGCAGCTCGGCGGCGGCGCGCTTTGATGCCGCCAGCAAGCGCGCTTGCTGCGCCGTAGGCTTTTCCGTCGCCTTGAACTGGACGGCCAACGCGGCCGCCTCTTCCTTGGCTTTCTTCAGTGCCTTGCCGGTAACGGCAAGCTGCCCCTGCGCCTTGCGAAACCCCTCGATCCGGGCGCTTTGCGCGTCCAGAGCCTTGAGGGTTTGTTGCGTGGTTTTGATGTCACCGGCAAGCTGTTTGCTTGCCTGTTGGATACTCTTTAGCGGGCGGGTGGCTTGGTCTACGGCCTTCAGCAAGACCTGAAGCTGCAGGCTTTTACTCATCGTGATTAACTCCGCTGCGTTGCAGTGCCTTGTGGCGCCAGTTCAACAGCTCCGTGAGCGTCATTCCGGCCATTTCAGACGGCGGCCAGTGGAAGATCACCGCGATGTCCGCCATCAGGTCATCAACGCCCAGCCGGGCGTCGGGGATTACGCTGCCGAGTTCGGCGACAAAAAACCGACCACTTTCCCGGCCAGCGCCACCAAATCCGGCAGCTCAAGGCGCGCGCATTCTTCTTTTGTCAGGTTCGGCACGGTCACACGCGGCAGCACAACCAGCAGCGCGTCAACGTCGGCGTTGGCGATCGCCGCCAGCCCGACGCCGCGCAGCGCGCCCGCGTTCGGTTTAATCACCTGCACATTGGTGATGGTTGTTTCACCGCGCTGGATCGGGGTGTCGAGGGTAACGGTATTTTCGTTTACGTCTTTCATGATGTTCTCTCAAATCAGGGGGAAAGGGCCAGCCCAGCGGGCTGGCGCAAAAATTACAGGCCGATCGCCTTGCGATGCTCGGCCAGCCGGTCAACGCCGTTGACCTTTTCGACCATGTTCACGGTATCGACCTCGATCAGCTCTTTGCCGTCCACGGTCAGCTTGAAGTAAGTACACTCGGTGGAAACCTTGGTTTCGGTATCCTCGCCCTGCTTGTACTCGCCAAAGTCAATTTCTTTGTGGCGGCCACGCATCACCACTTCCACAGCAGACACCTCGCCGGTGTCGTCACGCTGGAAGGAACCGGCAAAGCGCAACGGCACGGCATCGACGGCGCCCCACTGTTTCAGCACCAGCTCATCAATGCCGCCCATCGACCACTCAACGGCCAGCGCGTCATCGTCCAGCCCCATATCGATGGAGGCCGCGCCGTTCATGCCGCCGCCCCGGTATTTCTCCAGCTTGCGGGTGAGCTTCGGCAGCGTCAGCGAGGACACCACGCCCATATAGCTGTAGCCGTCGTTGAACAGGTTCAGGTATTTCAGTTTTTTCGGCAGTGCCATGTTCTAACGTCTCCTTTAGCGGTTCACAGATGCCGCAAACGTCGCAAGATAACGATCGGTGATGCGCTGGCGCAGGGTTAAATCTTCCAGCGGCGGCACCGGCGTGTAGTCGTAATCGATAAACAGCTTGCCCGCCTTCAGGGTTTCCTTGGTGTTGGCGCTTTCGTCGTACCAGCAATTACCGTCAATAATCAGCCCGGCGGATTTCAGCTCGCGGAATTTCGCGTTGATGCCGTCAATCATGTCGCGCACCAGCGTAGGCGTCACCGGGCGGTCAACGGCCCATAGGTGCGCCTCGGCCATGGTGTCGGCCAGCACCTGCGCGGTGCGGGTGTAGTTCTCGAACAGGAACAACGGATCATCGGAACAGGTGCGGGAACCCCAAAACTTGAAACCGTCTTTGCGGATCAACGTGGTGACGCAGGCTTGGTTTAACAGGTCCGCATCGGTGCCGGGCGCCTGCAAATCCCAGAACACGCTGGCGGTGATGCCGGTCACGCCGTTAACGCCGACGTTTGAAAGCGTCTTATGCCAGCCGGTTTCCGTGTCGATTTTTGCACGCAGGCCCAGCGCGCGGGCGGTGGCGTAGGCGATGTCGCTCTGGTTGGCGGTAGTGTTCCAGCTGACAAAATCCGGCCAGATCAGCATCAGCTCACGCTGGCTGAAATTGTCGCGGTACTTGATCGCCTCCTGCACGGTTTTGCAGCCGTAGGCGCTGATATAGCCGAACGCGCGCAATTGCTGGCAAATCCCGGCCAGCGCCGTCGCCACCTCCAGCGAATCCAGCCCCGGCACGCCGAGGATGCGCGGCTTAACCCCCAGCTCAGCCTGTGCGGACAGCAAGGCTTTCATGCCGGTATAGCGGCCTTCCGCATTCGCGCCGCCGATGATGTTGGAGGTGGTTTCCGCCGCGTCTTTGCCGGTGGCAACGCGAACAACCACCGTGACCGGCTTCGCCTGTTCGGCGATCGCCCGCAGCGACGCCGCCAGCGTGCCTTTTTTACCGGCCTTGCCGGAAGCGGCCAGCACGTCGGTGATCAGTACCGGGGTATCGAGCGGGAAAACCGACGCGTCAGCATCCTCCGCCGTGCAGACCATGCCGACGATTGCCGTCGATACGGTGGAAATAACGCGGGTGCCGTCGTTGATTTCGACGACGCGCACGCCGTGATGATAATCGCCCATTAATTTGCTCCGGGTGGTGAGTAGGTGCAGGCATGATGACGCCCGGCGCGCCGGGCCGCACGCGGTGGGTGCTGGAAGGCCGACCAGACAACAGGCCGGGCCGGATTGGGGGATTTTGGAGGGAATAACGATCGCTCGCGCCGATCAATTACGTTGTATTGATCTACGCAATCAATTGGACGTCTGAGAGCCGGGCGGGGTAAGGTCTGGAGGTCAAGCGCGGCAACATCTGGGAAGCCGCAAACACAAAGCCCGCATCACTGCGGGCTTTTTCATGGGGGTAACGACATCTTTTCGAAAGCGCAGACTTTCGAATGGCACTTTTCCTAAGATTTCTCACTTCAGCATTTTTTGCTTGTTCAACCGGCCAAACTGCTTTAGTGTCGCCAATAGACGACACATGCATCTCATCGTCACATGCAGTAGTTCATGTAGCTATCATCACCAAATTTCGCCCCGCCGTGGGGCATTTTTTTAAATATTTGTCCTAAATTCGTTACTTACTTTTCGTAACCACTTGCCATGAATTCAGAACATTCCTAACCTAAAAGAGTTATATGAATTCTCAACCCTCATAACACCCTTTGTAACGTTTGATACACCGGAGACAAACCTTTGCCCGCTTCGGTGGGCTTTTAAAAATAAGGACGGGAGTGCGGACTCTAAAAATGACATCTGGATTAACGGCCAAATCCGAAAGATCATTGCTTGGAGGCCTTATGAAAACTAATAACCTTACTGATAGTGAGATAAAGAGCTTAGAGGAAATAAGTACAATCCTTGGCAAATGCGTTTTAGAAATACTTGTCAGCCAAAAAAGACTCACCACAGAAAATGTTTTATATCAAATAGTTGCCGAAATAGAAAAAGCAGCTGATAACGATGCGTTTCAATTACACCGCAAAGCCTTAGCCTTTGTGGGTAATATTAAAAACAACCGGGGAAATTACGATGAAAAATGAGATTGCAACCGCAATTACAATAGGAAGCATACTGCTGTTCGTCATCCTGATTGGCGCTCCCAATGTTGTAACAACCATGGTGCCATGACCATTTTCTGTCAACTACCACAATAAAAGCCCCGCACCGCTGCGGGCTTTTTATTAGACGTTGGGTGCAACAGGCCAATCAATGTCCGGCGCATTTTGCGGATTGATGCGGTTCAACTGCACCCGGTAAGTTTTCCAGAGCTTGAGCTGCACGATTTCCTCCTCCATCGCCATCCCTAAATCGACCGCATCCTGCAGCGGCGCAACAGCCTTACCCGCGCTCGCCAGCAATTCATTTTTTCTGGCTTCAGCCCTCGCCATCATTTCTTCGGCGGAATAGATGCGCTGGCTCACCTTCTTACCGTCAAACACCCACTCACCATTAGCCAGACAGCACTTTGGCAGTTTCGTCGGGTTCAGCTCAATAACCGATAAGCCAATCGGCCACAGCATCGACACATCACTGTTAATCGCGCAGATAATGCCGCTTTCGTCATAAGCCAGTTTTACGGTGTCCGGCGAAAACATTTTTTGCGCGGCGTACCAGTCAATACCGTTATCATCCTGAAGATAAATCACGTTCTCACCGAGGAATAATTCTTCCGGCGTGTATCTCTTCAAATTCTTAATGTGTTGCATTTTACACCGTTCCAATTGTTGCCCATGTGCCGTTAATCAGTACCTGAACCGCTGAGTAAGCGCCCCAGATTGAGGGGTTGTAGTTTGAGCCGGACATACCCGTATAAACACAGCCCGACGGTAAATCGATGCGCCCGCCGGTATCCGCAATAACCGTGCGCCCGGCCATGCGCACACCCTGAACCAGATTCTGATAGGCCCAGTTCTGCGCATTGTTCTGCGCAGCCGAGATATTTTGATTAAGCCAGTTGCTGAGGTAACCGCCCCAGCAACTGCCTTGAACGTTGCCGTCTGGGTGCCACGTCGTCCCGCTGGAGGTGGTGATCGCAGGCCATTTACCGCCGATATGAATACCCGACTCAAAAGCGGCGGCGCCGGTTCTGACATCCACAGAAAACGGACGCAGGGCGTTGAATGTGCCGTATTGGTCATTTTCGTTTGTCAGCAGCAGATAAAGCCGGTTGCCGTCATTGCGCCAGAAGGAACCGAACCCGCCGCCGACCATGCGATAATTATCAATATGGGTAGATTGGATCTCCGCGCTGGTCTTTAGCGCCCCGGTTAACTGCCCGCCGGTCTTCGCCAGATAGCGGCCATCTGCTTCGGTTTTATTCCAGGCGTTAACGTCACCGGCCAACAAATTCACATCAGCGGACAACGGCTTACCGTTCACCTTGATAGAGCGCAGCGCGTATTTCTGCGCGGCCTGCGCATCCGTCAGCGCGCCAACGTCAGCGGCCGTCGGCTTGTAGTGTGTCGTGTACACCTGCGCCCAAGCCTTAGCCGTCGCCGGATTATCTTCCCGAGGAGAACGTAGCCAAAACTCCGTATTACCCGAGCCGATCGCAAATTGGACATGCCGGTATTTGTTGAGTTTGAACGTCATCAAATTACCGAGATTGCCTTTAGTCAGTGGATAGCCGACTGATTTATCGCCGAGCTGTTCAAGCGTGAAACCGTCTGGCCGTGTGATGTCACTGTCAGCATTCGTGGCCTGCAAGCCTTCGCTGGGGAAAACCACGCGCGGCAACGCAAGCGCCCCGCTCATGGTGTCGCCCGCCCGTTTCACATAGCGCCCATCGGCTTCGGTTTTGTTCCATGCGTTGACATCACCGGCCAACAGATTGACGTCCCCGCTCAACGGCTTACCGTTCACCTTGATAGAACGCAGCGCGTATTTCTGCACGGCCTGCGTATCCGTCAGTGCACCGGTTTCTTGTGCTGTAGGCGGCTTAGCCGTCGTATAAATACGCGGGTTTGCTCCCTGATTAGCTTCAGCGCCCCAATGCAGCTCGTCATCGATCCCCATACCAAGGCGCATCAGTGCCTTCCCGGCGACTTGGAAACCGATTGATAAATTACTCTGTGCTGAAGGGCGGCTCATGACCAACGGCGTATGCTGGTTTCCCTCAATACTCAGTGAGTCCCCATCCGTTTCAGCGTTGCCGGGCTTAATAGCCAGTTTTTTTACTGTGCCGCCAGACAGCATCAGAAAACGGCCGTCAGCTTCGGTTTTACTCCATGCACCGACATCGGCGGCCGTTGGTTTGTAATCGGTGGTGTAAATCCGTGACCATACCACCCCATTTTCAGGACGGTTAGAACGGCCAATAAAACCATGCCCCAGCCCCGACACGCTGACATAGCCCGTTGAGGGTGCGGCATCGCAAGGCAGGCTCAGCACCCCGGCGGCAATATTTCCAGCGATCGGCGGCTTGTTCTCAGAGGTCGCATTCAGCCGGTAAATTTGCGCAGTGTTGCAATAAGCGTTATCGAAAGCCCGCGCGCCCGCCCCCAGACCAAACGCGCCGACGGCCATCAGTTGCCCGCCTTCTACCCCGACGTTGCGCGTCGCGGCATCACCCAGCGCCAGATTGCCACGCGCGGCGGCCTTGTCGGGCAAGTCGGACAGATTGGCGGCCTTTTTCATGCTGGCATCGTTGACCGCTTTTAACGCTTTGGGCGTGCTGGCTTTCGTTTCGTCGGTGCTGGTCGTTGCGCTGCTCAGCTGTACCAGACCTTTCGCCGTGGTGCTGGCGTCCGGGTGGTTTCGGGTTTTCTCATGCGCGGCGATCGCGTCGGCCACAAAATCCTTGGTCGCCAGCACGGTGTCGCCACCGGCGATCACCTGAATCGCCTCGGTGCTGCTGACAATCAGGATCATGCGCAGCGTCTGCGTGCGGCCGCTGCCCTCTTCCAGCTTCGGCTTGTAGCTCTCCGCCATGTTGCTGACGGCAATCAGCGTCCCGGCCTCGTCATAGAGGCCCATTTCACGCAACCACCACCCGCCGACGTTCGCCGGAATAATCATCTCGGCCAGAATGTGATTTTTCAGCGCCTTATCGATAGTCAGCCCGTTGAGCGCCGCGCGGTATTTCTCGTTGACCAGCTTGGTCTGGGCCGGGTGAGGTGTCGGCAGCGTGCCGTTCCCGTCGCCGACGGCCATACGGACAATTTTCAACTGCGTGCCGCCCGCGCTGGCGGCGGCAATCTTGGCCGCCCCGGCGGTGGTAATAATCGCTTTGTATTTGCTCATGATTTTCTCTTATCCGGGGTAAACGGTAATGACATCGCCATCAATGGCTGCCGCGCCTGTGTAAATCCGGCCGGGGATGTCCTGCAAAATGTTGAGGCCGATCAGGTGGCGGCTCAGGGGCTTGGCGTCGGCGATCAGGCGTTCCATTTCCTGATACATTTCCTCGGTGATGCCGGTTTCAAGTACGCCAATATCCAGCCGGAAGGTGCCGGGCGGATCGGCGCCGTCGGTGTGGAACCATTCGATAACATTAATCAGGTAGCCGAGCGGCTCCACCACGCGGCGCACGGCGCCGATGGTGCCCTTGTGCCGGTGGATGTAGAACGCGGCCGAAACCACGCCCCGCTTGACGTCCTCCGGCCACGCCTCATCCCAGCGATCGACAGAGAACGCCCACGCCAGATAGGGCAGCAGATGCACCGGGCAGGTTTTCGGGTTCCACAGATCACGCAGGGGAACCGGCACGCGCTCCAGCTCAGCACACGCGGCGGCGGCGGCAACTTCCAGCTGTGAGGAGCCGACAGGCAATAGACGGTTAGTCATCGGCTCGCCCTGGGGTAATATTCACGCCGGTGCAGTAACCCGCCTGCGTTTTATCCAGCACGATGTCGGCGACCGGTTGAGCAACTTCGACACGTTCAACACCTTCTACGGTCAGCGCGGCGATGATGCCGGAACGCCGGATACTGCGGCCTAAGCGGCGCATGGTCAGTACATAATTTTGCAAACGTTGTTTCGCCTCCGTGAGGATCGGCGCAACCTCCGGGCCGGGATAGAGAAACAGCGTGGCAACAATGCCATAGCGGGTTATTTTGGCCGCTTGCACGATGACGCGATCGGCAACCGGGCGCACGTCCTCATCATTCAGCGCATCGCGGACAACCTGCAACAATTCGGGGCTGGCGGTGCCGTCGCCGTCCCGCGACAACACGGTGACGGTCACGTTAGCCGGTGATGGGCTGATTGCCGTCACATCAGCCACCCGGCCATCGGCCGAGCGGGCGTGAAAACGGTAGGAACCGGCCGATCCCGCTGTGCTCATGCCTTCGAAAGCATCCTGCAGACGCAAGCGGTAATCTTCATCCGTTTCCATGACTGCCGGTGTCGGCGGGATAGTGCTTTCATCCGTCGGGGCGATCACCAGTCGCGGCGTGTTGAAGTTGGCGCCGAGCTGGTCGAGATCTTCGCCGGTGGCGTGCGCCAGCATCACTGCTTTCGCAGCATCGTTGACGCGCTGGCGTAAAATCACCTCGCGGTAAGCGTTCTCCTGCAGCAGCTTAACGATCGGCTCCGACTCCAGCGCCAGCGTGCGCGCGACGGCCTCACGCAGTTCCTCCGGGTAAAGCGAAATCAGCGTCGCCTTACGCTCTGCCAAAATGTCTTCATAATCCAGCACCTCAACGACGATCGGCGCGGGCAGCTGTGAAAGGTCAATCGTTGCCATGGTTTCAGCTCACAGGAACAGACAGCGACAGCGCGCCGGGGGCATCGGTGCGGGTGCCGGTGATGTCGATCACCATCTTGCCGTCATAGGTGGTATTAAAAGCGATGCCGGTCAGCTTGACGCGCGGCTCCCACGCCAAAATCGCGCTGTAGCAGGCGGCCATGATCTGCAGGCGCAGCGCGTCGTTCTGCGGCTTGTCGAGCAGCTCAGAGAGCAACGAGCCATAAGCTCGGCGCATCGGGCGCGAACCCTGCGGCGTGATCAGGATGTCCGCCACGGACTGGCGAATATGCTCGATGTCCGTCAGCGTGCGGCCGGTGCCTCGGTTCATGCCGATATATTTGGCGCTGTTCATGTTGGTTTCCCCGTTTGTCCGCCACCGGTCTGGACGCCGCCGTGGGCGTGCGTATCAACAACAACGCCATTCGACGAGAACGAGCCGCCGTTGTGCTCAATGTTCCCGCGCATCGCCCCACCTTTTTGCACTTCCAGCGTGCCGGTGGTGAGTCTGTTGGTGCAAACCACCTCTGGCGCATCAAGCGTGATTTTGTCAGCCTTAACGATCACCACTTTGGTGCTGGCGGTGATGGACTCCGACGCCTGCACGTCAGCGGTTTTAATGCCGGACACGCTCAGCGCGCCGGTTTCCGGTTCATACTCGATGACCGCGCCATCTGGGAACGCGATATGCAGCGCATCCGCCGACGCAGACGGGGCCGGGAAGTCATCGGAGAAAATGCCGCACAGCACAAACGCGGTATCGAGTTCGCCACCCAGCGCAAAGATCAGCACCTGCTCGCCGACGGAAGGCGCAGACCAGCTTCGGGTACGCCCGGCGCGACAGGTTAACCAGTTGAGCCAGTCGGTAAGATTGCCGCCGGTTTCGACGCGGCAAAGGCCATTATCAAGGTCAACGACGCTCACAGTACCGATGCGGATAAGATTTCTTAGCAAGCGCATAGAATTTAGATGTGTATTCATGCGTTAAATTTTGGCGGTTCACTGAAGATGAGTCTATTTGGCCCTGTTGGAAGTGACACAGAACAACACTAAACACAATTGCAATTGCCTATCATTTTCAGTTGAAAAAAAGTGTAGTCGCCATCTATACTGCAAAATGTCACCACCAATAAATGTGACAAATTATTTAATGGATTGATGACCTTTTGTTAGGTCTTGGAGTATCAACGGAGTCTTTTTTGAAGTATTTTGTTCTGTTATTCCCGCTGATTTCTGGATGTGTAACACCACCACCAACCTTTACTGATGATGACATTAAGTCATTTGATAACGACACGCTCTGCAAGACACTGGGTGAATATAATTGGCATGGTCCAACAGTACTAAGATTAACGGATGAAGTTACACGGCGGGATAAGGCGATAGATCAGGAGCATTGTTATGTTTTATCTGTTGCTAATAGAGAGTATAACGACGGGCCTAAGTTTGAGCCTAACGTGCATTACGATCCTGGGTTGAGCACGCAATCGAAGTCATATCCAAGAACTAAAGGCTCACACGCTGAACACGGTAGAATGACTAATTTCTAAAACAGAGCACGATAATTATTTCATTACTCACATCCCATATCATATTCATACCAGCCAAGTTATAAATTAAAGGGGAGAATTCCCCTTTAACGGTTTACGCACCTAAATGCTCGATAATAACTCGCTCTATTGCTCTTATATCACTGCTATCGAAACCTAACAGCGGACGGGCCTCATATTTTACCGCCTCGCTGTGTGGCGTAGGCCGATCGCGCAGGCCAAAATGATGCACATTGACCATACGCTGAACCCGCCCGACAAACTCGACCACGGCCGCATCGCTGTTGCCCTGGGCTTTCAGGTAACGGGCCGTGCGCAGCTTGGAGAACATCGCCAGATCGCGCAGGCGCTTTTTGTTGCGAAGCCGAGTTTTGCGCGGCGCGTAGGGTGTGCCGTCCGGCGCCTGCTGACGTTTGATGTGTTGCTGTTGACCGGCGCGCAGTCGCTTTGACACGGCAACAGCCAGCGACTTACGCGACTGCGGCGACAGCTTGGCAATCAGCCCGACCAGCCGGGTGTCAAAGGGGTTAAGCTCGCTCATGCCATTCACTCACTAATTCGCCGTGAACAAAGAGCTGCATCGGCCGCGTCACGTCCTCCGGTAACGGCGGCTCCGGTAGGTGCTTAACGTGCAGTGCGCCGTCCTGTTCGCTGACCACGACACGCTCGGTCAGCTGCAGCGACACGCTGAAATCGTAAGAGCCGTTGTTGTTGAAGTCGCTCGCAAAAGTGAAGCCGGTGTGGCGTCTCTCTTCCGTCGCCATAATGTCCGGCTGGTTTTCCCGTAGCCATGCCTGAATAGGTACGACAATTAAATCCAGATCGCCGGTGTAGTCCAAAAACAGCAGGTTCAGCGTATAGCGGTACTCATGGGACAGCGAGACGGCAAGCGTGGCGGCCACATTGCCGCGCTCAACCCGTACTTGCAGTTTTTCAGGGTTGCGCTGTAGCCACGGCAGGCAGCTTGTCAGCTCAGCGCGGAGCTGTTGCGGTTTTAACATCGTGTTGTTCCTGACAGTGTTTTATCGTTTCGACCTGCACCGCGCAGGCCGCCAAGGCGTTTTCAAGCTGGCGAATATCGGCGCTCAGCTCGCCGTTAGTCGCCGGGCGGCTGGCTGGGATTTGGCACGGACTCACCTTCGGACAACCAACGTAGATAATCCGCGGTGCCGGTGAAGCCGGGGCGCTGGTGCAGCCGGGCAACGTCAGCAGGCAAAGCAGTGTTAAACCAATCGCGTAATTGCTGATTTTCATTGAGTAACCTCTGTATTTTCTGCTCGCGCGTCAGCGCCAGCCGGTGCGCGGCGTTTAGGTCGCTCCTTAACTTTTCCTCTTCCTGCGCCAGCCGACCGGCCGCCGCCTGCAGCGTGTCGATCGTCGCGCGGGTATCGGTCAGCGCCGCCGCTATCCGGCCGTTTTCCTGCCGGGCGCTTTCCAGCCGTTCACCCAACGTGACCACCTGCCATTTCATCCAACCGGCGACGACCAGCGCCAGCACCAGAAACCAGCCGATCGCGCGGCTCATGGCGCGGCCCCGATCAGGCAGTGGGCCAGCTCCGCCGCCCGGCGCCGTTCCAGCCCCGGCGATTTGACGCCGTTGACGAACACCCAGCGCGGCAACTGCTGGCAGGCGTTGCGCCAGTCCTGCCGCTTGATGAAACCGGCCAGCGTAGAGCCACAGGCGGCCGTTACGCCGACGTTAAAGGCAAAAGACACCACCGCGTCATAAACCGGCGGCGGCATCGTGACAGGCATACAGCGCCCTATGCCGCGCTCCACGCGATACACGTCGGCGACGAGGTTAACGGCAGCTTGGCGCTCGCTGATAACCGCGCCGGGCTTTACCCCGGCCGTGTGGCCAATGCCGCTAGTCCATACGCCCGCTTGGCATTGGTACGGCGATAAACGACAGCCCTCGAAATCGGCCAGCAGGCGCAACCCGGCCTCAGAAATCTGCAGCGCGCTGAATTGCGGCAGCAGCACCGCCAGCGCCAGCACGGCGGCCACGCTGCAGCGTTTAGCGATTGAGTTCATCGTAAACCCTCCGGCTGACGCCCAACTTGTTCAACAGCTGGTAGCTTTTACGACGGTAGTACCAGTTAACGAGGAAGGTTCCGACGCCCACAGCGGCGCCGACCATAAAGGCGATGTCCTGCGGCGAATACTTGCCGATCCACGCGAGGAACATCGCCACCGCGTAGGCTAAAAATGAGGTGATGCGCTCCATGTTTTTAATCCCATAGATTGACGGTTTCACGCTGCGGTGCGGCGGTTACGTCCGGCAGCTCGACCGGGTGGCCGTGGGGCAAAATCGCCCCGGCAGCGGCCAGCCCTTCATTTAGCGAATAGACCTTCTCAACCACGCCCTGCGTGCGCCCGTAGTAGCGCCAGCAAATCGCGTCAACGGTGTCGCCCTGCAGGGCGTAGATTCTCATCAGAGCAGCCCGATGATGCAGTGGCTACGCTCGGCCACGTTACTGATCGCGTTGCGGGCGTTGCGCCACAGCTCGCCGATCGAGGCTTCAACCACATCAGCCTTTCGGCCGCCGGTGGCGGTGGTGTCGAAACTGCGGTATTGCTCCGAGAGCGTCGCCATGGTCATCGCGCTGACGGCGTTGCGGTATTCGCTCACCCGCACGCTTTCGCCGTCGAGCTGTTCGCCCGGCACATCCTCAAGCCGCTGATAGCCGTCGGCCATCTGGTCGCGGCGGAAGGTGAACAATTCGGCGTTCACCTCCGCGATCGCGCTTTTAATTGCCAGCCGCAGGCGCGGGGCGGTGATTGTGCCTTCAATGCGCATCACGTCGCGCACGTCCGCCGGGTCAATGTCCGGCCAGAAAAAGACGTTTTTAACGATCGGCTCATCCTCCGGGCGCGGTGCTGGCGCGTCCGGGCGTGGCCGTTGGATCACAACGGTGCTCATATGACCTCAGAAAGTTAGGGGGCGGTGGACGACGGCGTTAACGAGGTGAAACCTGTCGCGGCCGTCGTGCCGCCCGACGCGGGGCGCGTTCTGTCAGCGGCTGGCGGCGGTACGTATCGCCCGCTCCAGCCGTTCAATGTCCTTTTTCACGCCGCAGCCGTTATGCAACTGCAGCGCACGCTTCAGGTGGTTCAATGCCAATTCAGCCCTGCCCGCCGCGCGCAAGACGTACCCGGTGATTTTATGCAGCTTGGCGCGCACTTGGTCGGGCATGTCTTCTGCGTCGGTGAGTTCCATCGTCTGCATGAGGTGGTCAATCTTGACCGGCTCCCCGGCCTCAAAAGCACGGATAGCAGACTCGGCGACCTCTTCCACGATGAGGTATGGCGTGGAGCGCTCGAACTTGCCCGGCGGCGCCAGCTGATAGCGCAGTGCATAGCGGGCAATGTTCAGCGCGCCGGGAATGTCCCCGGCATCCAGACGCCAGATCATGACCGTCATCAGAATGGCGTCCTGCGCGCCGCGACCTTCGGCCAGCACACCGGCAACCCAGGGGGCATAGTCCGGCAGCAGTTGGCGCTTGAGTTCGGCTTTACGCTCGTTTGAGCGCACCTTTTTGAGCTTTCGCTTATCTTCATTGAGTTTAAGCATCATCCGTTCATAGCCGTTGGCGTGGCGCAGCGGGTCATTCTCCCGCTGCGCGGCCAGGGCCGCTGACTGGCGCATAAGGTGACGGCGGGCAGGGCTGGTCATGGTTATTTACCGCCTTTCGCTTTGTCGTCTGCCGGTGCTTCCTCCGGGTCTTTCACTTCGGCGACTGGCTCCGCTGGGGCGGTGGCAACCTTCACCGCTTCAACAATGGCACCGGCCAGCGCCTTAATGTCATCGCCGGAGGTCGGCAGTGCGGCCTTGGTTTTTGGCTCGGTCGGCTTGACGGCCAACAGCTCGATGTTCTCCACCAGACAGCCGCAGGCGTAATCCTCCACCACATAGTCCTCGTTGATGGACTCATAGTTTTCGATGCGGTCGCGCTTGGCGTTCTCCACCATATGGCGGCGGTGTGTGTCTTCCTGCCAGTAGATCGACAGGTTATCCATGCGCGTAATCAGCAGCGCATCCGCCGGGAAGTACGGCACCCGCACAGCGGGCAGGTTGCCGATGCGCTTCTGGCTGATAATCAGATCGGCGGCCAGCGCTTCGGTGTTGGGCTGTTCCTGATTGACCAGCGGGAAATACTTGTCGGCCAGCAGCTGACGACCGCAGATCACTACCAGCTCAGGATCTTCCTGATACCACGGTGCAATCAGGGTGTTGGTGGCATCCATCACCAGCGCGTCGAGGTTGGCGTAATCGCCACCGGCACCCACGCGGATGTTTTCAGACACCACGCTGCCGTCCATACCCACGATTTTATTCATCACGCGGCCCGGCGCGTTCTCGCGGTACTTCTGCAACCAGCCCGGCGCAATGTCCTGCAGCAGCGGGAACTTGACGCGGTTGGAGGTTTTGGCGCGGTGCGTACCGTTAAAGCCGATCATGATGCGGTCGAGCGCCTGACGTTTCACAATCGCATCGCGTAAGCGGGTCTGGAAATCCTGATAACGCGCCCACAGGTCGAGAGTGTTGTAGCGGATGTGGAAATCGTAGTTCACCTGCTGACAGAAATAGTCATCGGTGTCCAGCGTGGCAAAGTCGGCCGTTTCGCGTTCATCGCCGCCGGCGGTGTCGGTGGTGCTGGCGATGGTGCCACTCACACCTAAACCAACTTTCTCTCCCTTCATTTCCTTAACCGGCAGGATATTGATGCGGGTCAGGAACGTGGAGGAATCCTGTACGCGGGTCATGATAGTTTGCGTAACGGACGGCTCAACGCTGAATTTTTTATCCAGATCGCCGGTAGAGACGCCGTTCAGTTCGGCAAGGCGGGACAGAAAAGCATTAAATTTAAAACGAGTTTGCTTGCGCATTTTTCTTCCTGTTTTTTTTCGGTTTTATCGGGTGTAACTGCCTTAGCAGTCGGTCAGCACGTCTTGCGCGCTGTTGCCGCCGGTGGCGTCCGGCCGCGCCGGTTGGCTGAAATCTTCCGAGGTGGAAAGCTGAGCTTGCAGCGCGCTGAACGCATCGCTACCGGTTTTTACCTGTTGCTTGAGGTCGGCAACCTGCTCGCTCAATACGGCTAACGTTTCGGTAAAGCGGGTGTCCGCTTCCTGCAACTGCTCGGCCACGGTCATGACCGCGACTTCCATCTCACCAAAGCGCACATCGTCGGTGGCCTGCTTGCGGCTAAACATCGCTTTGATGCGGGCAGAGAATGAGGCTTCCGGGTCAGCGACCGGCTCAAAATCGAAATGGACTTCCAGCGGCGCGGAGAACTCGACGTTATCGTGGCGGCGGCTGAACTCCAGCATGTCAGTGCCGAGGCTGGCCGGATCATCGGTGACGGCCAGCCCGACCAGATACGACTTGCCGGTCTTGGCGAAATCGCGGCGGATCTCCATCGAGGTAAACACTTTTTGGCCCGCGCCGACCATCGACACCAGATCGGCGGTCGGGGCCAGACTGGCATACAGCGCCCATTTGCCGTGCAACAGCGGTTCGTCCGGCTCGTCGATTTTCTCGGCCTTCAGCTCAACCACGCCGCCGTAACGACGAAAATAACCGTCCGGCAAAATCCCCTTGATGTGCTCCATGTTGATGCGGGCGCCGTACACCTTCGGGCTGTAGGTCGCGGCCATCTGCTGAATATCCGCAGCGCCGATCTCGCGGCCGTCAACGGTGTCGCCTTCAACGCCGATGCGGAAAAACTTAGTAACTTTCTTTGCCATGTAAACGGCTCCAGTTGTGGTGATTGGGTTCGGGGCTAGTTTCGGGGGAATGGCGCCGCGTCTCAACGCGTTGCGGTTGGAAGATCTGAGGCACAACAAGGGCTTAATGCGAGTCGCCCGGCGCTTTCGTAGCCTTGGCGGTATGAATACGACACAGGCAACAACCATCATCAGCGATCCGCGCCGCCAAGCTGCCTTGCTCTACTGGCAGGGCTTCTCTGTGCGCCAAATTGCGGAAACGCTGAACCTCAAGGGGCCGACCGTGCAGAGCTGGAAACTGCGCGATAAATGGGACGACATCGCGCCCATTTCCCGCGTGGAGCAAAGCATGGAAGCGCGGTTGATTCAGCTCATCATGAAAGACGTCAAGGAGGGGAAAGACTTCAAAGAAATCGACCTGTTAGGCCGCCAGATTGAACGGCTGGCGCGGGTCAATCGCTATTCGGCGACCGGCAACGAGGCGGACTTAAACCCGAACGTCGCCAACCGCAACAAAGGCGAGCGCAAGCCCGCCGAGCGCAACGTGTTCAGCGAGGCCGCCGTGGAGAAACTGCAAAGTATCTTCACGGAAACCACCTTCGAGTATCAAATGGGGTGGTATCGCGCCGGGCTGCAACACCGTATCCGCAACATCCTGAAATCGCGCCAGATCGGCGCCACGTTCTTCTTTGCCCGCGAGGCGTTGCTCGATGCGCTGACCACCGGCCGCAATCAGATTTTCCTGTCGGCCAGTAAGGCACAGGCGCATGTGTTCCGCAATTACATCATTGATTTTGCCCGGCTGGTCGAGGTTGACCTGAAAGGCGATCCGATGGTGCTCCCGAACGGCGCCCGCCTGATGTTCCTCGGCACCAACGTGCGCACCGCGCAGAGCTACACCGGCAATCTGTATCTTGATGAGTATTTCTGGATCCCGAAATTCCAGGATCTGCGCAAAGTCGCCAGCGGGATGTCGCTGCACAAGCGGTGGCGCACCACCTACTTTTCCACGCCGTCGAGTCTGGCGCACTCCGCTTATCCGTTCTGGTCGGGGGAACTCTTTAACAAAGGCCGCCGCAGTAAAGCCGATCACGTTCAACTCGACCTCAGCCACAGCCACCTGTCAAAAGGCGTGCTGTGCGGCGATGGGCAATGGCGCCAGATTGTCACGGTTGAGGATGCGCTGACCGGCGGCTGTAACCTGTTCGACCTCGATCAGCTGTCGCTCGAATACAGCCCGGCAGAGTATCAGAACCTGCTGATGTGTGAATTTGTGGACGATACCGCGTCGGTATTCCCGTTCGCCGAGCTGCAAGGCTGCATGGTCGATACGCTGGAAGAGTGGGAGGACTTCAACCCATACGCCGTGCGGCCGTTCGGTTATCGCCCAGTGTGGATCGGCTACGACCCATCGGAAGCCAACGGCGGCGATAGCGCCGGGTGCGCGGTGATCGCGCCGCCAATGGTGGCCGGGGGCAAGTTCCGCGTGCTCGAGCGCCACCAGTGGCAGGGCATGAACTTTGCCGATCAGGCCCAGAAGATTAAAGACCTTACCGAAAAATATTGCGTGGAGTACATCGGCATCGATGCGACCACCGTCGGCCAAGGTGTTTTCCAGCTGGTGCGCGAGTTCTTCCCGGCCGCGCGGGAAATCAAATACACCCCGGAAATCAAAACCGCCATGGTGCTGAAGGCAAAAGACACCATCGGGCGCGGCTGTCTGGAATACGACACCAGCCACACCGACATCACCGCCGCCTTTATGGCGATCCGCAAAACCATGACCGCCAGCGGCGCGCGCTCCACCTACACCGCCAGCCGCAGCGAAGAAGCCAGCCATGCCGATGTCGCGTGGGCAATCATGCACGCCCTTCTAAACGAACCGCTGACCGCAGGCAGCGGCCACAGCAGCCCGAACATTTTGGAGTTTTACTGATGGAATACGCCTTTACTGCTCAGCAACTTGCTGACCTGAAATCTCTGTTGAACACCATGGCGACGCCTTACCAGCGCCGCTGGTACGCGGAAGGGCTGGAACATCGCCGCCGCAGCTATACCAAACACCGCCAAGCCGGGGCCGATATGTTCTTTGCGCTGGAAGGGCTGATCGACGCTCTGGAAACCGGGCGCAACCAGCATTACTTTGCTCCGCTGCTCCGCCTTTCTTTGGCGGCCTCGCGCAAATACATCTGCTATTTTGCGGCGAAAGTCGGGATTAAAATTGCGGAGTTTGGGCGAGAAATCGCCTTCACCAATGGGGCTAGAATCGTGTTTCATGGCGGCCTCGGCCTCTCACTGGCCGCATTGCACGGCAACGTCTATTTAAGCGAATACGCATGGGCGAATCACCCTTACGCCCTTTTCCAGAGCGCGCTCGCAGTTTCCTGCCATTCACGCTATCGCCTGACGCTGTTCACATCCGTATCACCCAATCCCGAGGCGTTCGCCGTGTGGAAACGCTCGCAGGCCAAGGGATTTTCACAGGTACACACGATTGAGGACACCGCCGCACAGGGCGGACTTTGGGTCATGCAGGATGTTGAAACCCTCAAGCGGGAATGCACTGCGGAGGAATTCCGCCAGTTGTATCTTTGTGAGTGGCCGCAGGAGGTGGCACTGTGAGCAAGCGCAAAGGCCGTAAGGCATTCACCACCCCGGCGCCAGCCCAGCCAGCAGAGCAGAAGCAAGATTTTGAGGCGTTTACCTTTGGCGAGCCGTCCGCGGTGCTGGATAAGCGGGAAATTCTGGATTACATCGAATGCACGACCAATGGCAAGTGGTACGAGCCGCCGATCTCATTCGACGGGCTGGCACGCAGTGTGCGCGCCGCCGTGCATCACAGCTCACCGATGTACGTTAAGCGCAATATTTTAGCGTCAACGTTTATCCCACACCGGCTGTTAAGTCAGCAGGAGTTTAGCCGCTATGCGCTGGATTATCTGGTGTTCGGCAATGCCTATTTAGAAGAACGTCAAAACCGGCTCGGCGCCCCGCTGCAGCTGAAATCCTCCCCGGCCAAGTACACGCGGCGCGGCGTGGATCGCGGCGCTTACTGGTTCGTGCAAGACTGGAAAGAGGCGCACCGTTTCAAGACCGACAGCGTTTTCCACCTGATTGAGCCGGACATCAATCAGGAACTGTACGGCCTGCCGGAGTACCTCAGTGCGCTTAACTCCGCCTGGCTGAACGAGGCGGCGACGCTGTTCCGCCGTAAGTATTACCAGAACGGGGCGCATGCCGGTTACATCCTGTATATGACCGACGCGGCGCAGAGTACCAGCGACGTTGACAGAATGCGCCAAGCCATGCGCGACACCAAAGGCTTGGGGAACTTCCGCAACCTGTTCATGTACGCCCCGAACGGCAAGCCGGACGGCATTAAGATCCTGCCGCTGTCCGAAGTCGCCACCAAAGACGACTTTTTCAACATCAAGAACGCCAGCCGTGACGATCTGCTAAGCGCACACCGCGTACCGCCGCAGATGATGGGGATTATCCCGAACAATACCGGCGGCTTCGGGGACGTGAAAAAAGCCGCTCAGGTGTTTGTACGCAACGAGCTAACACCGCTGCAAGAACGCATGAAGGAGGTGAACGACTGGATCGGGGAAGAGGTGATTAGATTCGCGCCGTATGAGTTGCCGACCGAATAAGCAGAAAGCCGCCAGTGATTGGCGGCTTTTTTGTTGGCGCTGGATCAGGAATGCTTTTCGATAACCAGATCAACACCTTCATTCAGCAGTTCATTAATCGACTGCCCGGTGGCCTGTGCGGCAATAGCTAACGCCTGATGGCGTTCCGGCGACAGGCGGGTGGTTACTTTGCCGCTGTACGACTTGTAAGGCTCGATGCCGTCTTTTTGGCACTCATCGAGAAAGACCGCGAGTGAGATCGCACCTTCTTTCTTCAGCTCGTCCACGCTGTAGGCGTAGAAGTCGGCGCCGCCGTTCAGCCCAACAAACTCGCCCCGGAACATTTCAATTTCAGGGTCAAAGTTGATGACGGCCGTATGGCCGTCAATTTTCAGTGTGTTATTCATCATGGTTTTATTCCTAAGCTATCCAACCAGATCCGAATGGAGTTAACCGCCCCCTTGTCAGTGGTAGGTCTGGGGTGTGGCCGGTGAAAGACTCTTTTTTCACCTTTCAACAGCACCGCGATCCTAGAACCTTCCCTTTCGTGAATCTCCGCCCCTAATGCGGTAAAAAGTGCCTCAATATCAGACCACTTTATAGAACCGTTGACAGGCCGGGCAAACACATCTGACAGCGTTTTTTGGTGTCGTTTGTTCATGGGGTTTATAGTATCACTTTGTGACACCATTGCAAAAATATTATGGTGTCATTTTTTAGTGTCACAATTGGGCGGGGTAATGCGGTGCACTGTGAATGCCTGAGAGCGGCACCACGGCGCCACGACATCAAACCCTATCCTCGTACAAATATTGCGATAAATCGCCGTGACGGGACGCTGGCGGCCTTTTTGAAAGGGGTTCAACACGGCTTGCGCGCAATGCTATCCCCGCCTCGCCTGCGCGCTTCATGTGTCGCTTTTAATGCAGTTGCATGATCCGGAGCGATCCGCACCAGCGCTGACGCTGGAGGGGAAAAAATCACATCAAATCATCATGCAGATTCATGCACTATGTGCATGCAACTTATTTTTGCTCTGTTTTGGCACTTTTAAAAAGACCACTGACAACAAATCCAACCAGTCCAATAATGCTAATAGTACATGTTCCTAACAACGCCAAAATGACTTCTGTTGGTGGATCGCCGTCATGCTTTGCAACATAAATAAAAAGTATCAATGCCACGAAAGCACACCACCGCTCCATAAAGCAGAAGGTTTTATCAGCCATATCTTTACGTAGCGAATTATCAGTATGCTTTCCATCTGCTTCAGCATGTTTAACGGCAGCAGAAGCATTAGCCTCAATTAATTTAAGCCGATAATCTATGTTCGATAGCCAAGCATTTTGTAATTCATCTTCGTCGCTTGTTTTATCGGGACTATCTGATGCACATGACTCTGCTGGTCGTATGGGACCATGAAGTGGGGGGGGAGGCTCTGGTAGTTTTCCTAGCGGGGCAACCCCCGTAACAGCCCGCTCCGTAGCTTTAGTTTCTTGTTTTAATTTTGAAGCTTCAGATTCAGACATAAAAAAATCCCGTTCAAATAAACGGGATTAATCTTAAAGATGCTTAAAGCCCAATGCAAGATCGGTCTTGCGCCATAAGCCTCTTATAATAGTTGTCTATCAGTGAGTCGTGAATAATGCTCTGCCCAGCATGATAGGTCTGATACCAAGGTGTCCCCTGACGGTGAGTAAACTCTGATAAGACCTCTCCGCTGTACCCACCATAAGTATCATACACTGCTTTAACAACTTGATTAGCATAAGCTTCAAGGCTCGGATCAGGCATGAAATACGAGTTATCGGGCACCTTGCAATTTATTGGGTTAGAACCAAAATGCTTTAGAGAATGGTAAAGCGATGGTGTCACAGGCCCATAACGCCATGCGCTGATTGGTTCCTGCAGTAACCCAACTCCTCTATGACCAAGCGAAATACCATGGGCGATGTAAGTGAGTTTTTGGGCTTGCATTGGGGTGATTGGGCGCCCATTTGAGATCCCAAGCTCTATGAATTTGTTAGCGATTTGCTCAGAGCTATACATAACTCCCTCCCGCAACACTTCTAGCACGCTGCATGATTAACATAACTCAAGCTAACTTAAACCGGTATAAGACGTCAATCAAAAGCGCGCGAATTATAGAGATATGATGGCCGTTAATCAATGTCTTTCTGTCACATTTATTGCCATACGGAACTAGTGACTCACCGGTTCAGAACACAAATATTTGTATCAGAAAAATTTTCGGTTTTAGCACTAATGCTTATCTCCCCAGCCAATTCTGAAATCCATATCAGTGCAATGTCTTTGTCTTTCGCTTGGCTCTCATAACAAACCCCCAGACGGGCGATGAGTTCAATTCTTTCTAAAACAACAACTTCGTCCACTGCTTGCACCCTTTCCCTCCGATGCTTAATTACTGTATGCATATACAGTATATACCTATCAGATTTAATTGCGCAAGAAATTATTGGAAGGCCGCCCAATCGCTAACCGCTGGATAGTGCATTGAAATATCACCAAATTTGACTTTAGCGCCACGCGCCAGTGCCTCAAGTTCCCAGCGCGTCGGCTCTATGCCGTGTAGTGCCAGCTCTGAGTAAATTTTGGATACGCGATCGCGCTCGGCAGTGGTCAATCTGGCCGATGCAGCAGGCTCTATACGCTTATATGGGTCAATTCCTCTTTGCTGCCTGTTTATCTGCGGGGCATTTGCCCGTAAACGCGTCATAACAGACCGTGCAACGGTCATGTCATCCCAGTCAATCTGGGTTTCCGGTGCATGTTCCATCACCGCCACGGCCTCTACAGGCCCCCCATCCTGCGCATTTTCGGCGCCACCGCTGCCGACCAACCCACAGTTATTGACAGGACTCCGAGGCGCGCCGGAGGCGCTTTTCAAAGTCAAAGGCTCAACGGCAACGGCTTTGGCGACGATGCGCCATTGCGTGGTGCGGGTTTCATAAACGCGATCGGCGCCGATGTGCGGGGCAAAAATCCCCGCGATTTTCTGCACTTCTTCGTCATATGCGTTGCGCTCGTCGGCAACCCGGCGGGCTACACGCACAGTTTGATCGTCACGGGCAACGTTAGGGCCGCCCTGGGCCAGAATGTAAGCGGCAAAGTCACCGGCATCAGCAGCAGCGCGCACCGCCTCAACAGTTTCGTCAAACTCATCGGCCAGACTGACAGAGCGGATCTTGCGGCACTCTCGCCATGCGCCGCGCGACGGCAGGCCGATAAAGTGGAATTGAGGGATACGCCACGTTGAAGCCCACGCGGTGACGGCGGCCGCCGTATCAGTCAACAGCTCGCCGGTTTCATGATCGCGCTCGCCGTCCAGCGCGTAGCCGTCGATGTTTTTTGCAATGTATTTGGCTATATAGCCCGCCGCACCGCCTTTGTTCAGGTGCTTGCAGTCAAAACGGTTTTTCGCGGCGCCGCGTTCGTCCCCATCTTCAGCCATGGCATAACGGCGCATGATGTCGATCACCTGCTGGCGCTGTTTTTTGGAGGTAAACAGCATCATATGCCAGTGCGGCGTCGCGTCATGGTGCGGTTCGACAACGCGCACGCCGTAGACCTGCAGGCCCGCATCTTTAAACGCCGTGCGGATCTTGCTAAACAGCTTCACAAGATAGCGCTGGCCGTCTTTTGGCGTGTACGCCTCTTCATCCCATTTGTGATTAAAATGCACCTTAGGGCTGTTCTTGCCAACGGCGCGCGTCGGGTGATATTTGGATGGGGTGGTGATGGTGATAAACATCCCTTTATCGCCACGGATAGCGGCGGCCTGCTCAACACCGGCGATCATCGCCATTAACTCCATACGACGAATTTCTGGGTTAGAGATACTTGCCATCACCTTGTCGATGAGGCTGAAGCGTTCGCCGGTTTCGACGTTCTCAAGCTCGCGGCTGTTCAGATAATCAAAATTGGACTGGCGACGCGCTTTCACATCCCGAATAGCCTGCTTACTGGCATACGACGACGCCCCGCGGTTCACATTACCCAGGGCGATCAGCAACGCCTCGCGCCAGCGCGTGCGCTGAGCCTTCAACTGGCGTTCCCACCACTCGGAATTTACCAACCGTGACAGGCTGGCAATCGCTGACCGGGCATCCAGTTTGCCCTTGCGGTATTTGCGCCAATGCATAGGGGTGATGTTGAAGGCGCGCGCCATACCGGCAATGCGGCCATAAAATTCTGATTGGGTGGCATCTTCGAAAAGCCCGGCATTGTCGCCGCCGTTCTCCGCCACAAACTCATCGCAGTAATCTTCATAATTCTGCAGAAGTTGACCGGCCACCCGATCGGCGAGACGGCGTAACTCTTTGTCATCCATGCCGGGCAGTGAAGCGTAATTATCAACTTCAGCAGAAAATCGCATTGACGCGGCGAGGTTCATCGCATTTTTGGCGCTCACCGTTTGCAGGCGCGGCCAGATACGGCGATCGAACTGGAATACCAGCCATTTGTTAGCGTCGTGTAGCCCTTTGCTCTTGAGCAAGTTGGTGTAATGCGTCAGGAACATGGCGCTGAGGAAGCGCGGCAGGCGGCGGATATTGGTTAAAACAGCTTGCCCCTGAGCGAGTTCCTCACGGGTAAGCGGTCTTACCGGCCCGGCAACAGCCGGGCGCGGTTCGTTCCATGGGTAAGCGTAGGCGGCAGCCGTTTGGCTCATTGAGCTTTCGCCGCCTCACATGCCGCAAAAGCCTCTTGGCACAGGTTGCCAATGCGACCTATTTCAGCGCCCAGTGATGCAATACTATTAACGCTGGAATTGCGGACGCTGTGATGAATAAGGCCGTTCACAAGCTGGTTAATCGTAGGATAATAGCCGATAGCCTCGTAACGCTCTTGGCCTTCGCTTTTTCCTGTTTTCCCTACCTTCACCGCATTAAGAATGAATTGCAGGTTATCGCTGGTGATAACAAACTCAGAGCCGATTTTAATTTCCATGTTGTTTCCTTAATCGTAATTTTGGTTTTCTGGTCTGCGTGCAAATTCTAAATCGCTCAAATCAGCCGCAATAAAATGACCTGCCAGCAACGCCAGCAGGCCGAACAAAATAGAGAATTCCGTCATGCCTTCCCCGCGTAAAGATGACTTTGCGTCTCGCGGAGCTGCTGACAGCTCACGCAGGTGTCAACGCCGGGAACGGCGGCGCGACGCGCGGCAGGTATCGGAGCATCACACTCTTCACAAACGAAGGCGGAAGGCAATACGGAGGATTTGCGGGCATTGGCGATCTGCGCACTCAATACCAGCGCTTGCCGTTCCTGTTCGTAGTCCATTGGGTCAGCCATTAGTGCAGCTCCGATTTGTTATTCAGTTGATTGAGAGCCTGTTGCCCTAATTCCGCGATGCGTTGCGACTCCTTAATGACATCGCTAATGCTGTTAATCGATTGAAGAAACACACCTCGATTAACTGATAAATTAATGAGGTCAGAAATTAGCTTTAACTCATTAGAGTAAACAGCCCTTGTTGGATAATGTTTCTCCTTGGTTTCTTTGTCTGTTTTTACATCCGCCAAAATTAAAGCTTCCGGGTTAGTACCTTGCGCTTCAATTTTAATGATGGCGAAGGTGCCATTAACTTCAACCGCGTTAGCCATTAGTGCAGCTCCTGCGCTTGATGCTCAATGGCTTCAGCCTCTTGGCGCAACAGCTCCACAGCCTCGACCGCTGTTAACCCCTCTTGGGTGATGTGGGCCGCCAGCCGAACCAAACGCGCAGCCGCTACCTGAGATTGGTTTTTACGTTCATCAATACGCGCGCTATCTAACAAATCTTGAAACTCATTTGTTAAGGCAGAAACCGCGCGGCAAGTACCAGCGACAACACCACGCTGAAAGGCGTTATTTGCCGAGCTGGTTAAAGTTGGAGTAAGAAGCGCAGATTCTTTCATAGTAAATTCCTTATTTCAGACAAAGCGATGTCCGGCGGGTTAACGCCATAATTACGCAATGCGGTTAATTAACGTTTAATTCGCAATCATCATCACTGATAAATCGCGGCAAGGTTTTTGATAAATCAATCAGGTCATTCAGCGCCCACACAATTTGTTTACGCTCTGAATAACTCATTTCTGCAAACTTCATTTTTATATGCCGCTCTTTCAGCCCGGCATGAAAACAAACAGTTCTGCGGATATGTTCCGGCGACTTATCAAAAGCCTCTTGCGCCTGATTCCGCTTATGCGGGAACAGCTCACGCTTAATCTGTGAAATGCGCTTAATACCGATCGCTTTTTGTGTTTCAGTAGCCAACAACATGACAGCCCCAATTAACGGCAAAACAAACGGCGCAGCGGTGAAACAGGCTTAGCCGTTGACAGGCCACGCAGTAAGGCCGCCTGATCGTGACATGGGCGCCAGCGCTTTCCGTCCGGCAGTTCAATAAAACCGTGTTCAAAATGCCGCGATGGGCTTTGTTGTTTCAGCAGTGGAGCGATAGAAATAACCACGGTGCTCACCTCAGCTTAAACCAGCAACAGCGCTCAGCCCGCTGATCACGTCAACGGTGGAGGCCAGAGCCGGGGTTGATTGTATGCGGTTCTGAACGGTCAAGCCGATCAGCGACAAATGGCGGATCGCCGTGTTGACGCTTTCAAGCAGTGCGCTTTTGCGTACCGGCGTTTTGTGGTCACCCTGCACAGCGGCGGCAGCAATGTTTCCGACTGCGGCCGTGGCCTGCAGTGCATACGTTGGGATATTCCCGGCGCAAGCCTCATTGACAGGCACGGACGGCATGCAGTTGATTTGTGCCAGCAAGGCATCGAGCAAGCCAGCGTCTTCAGTAGCATCAGTAAGCGCCAATAGCTCCGCACAAGTGAGCTGATGCGGTTGCTCTGGGTTTAGCTTGTTGCGCAATGTCTGTGGCTTAATGCCTGTAACCTCACCCAGCTTTACGAGGTTGTGACGAACGGCAAACTGCCGACAGGCGATGTCAAAATGTGGATGTTTGGAAACGTCATAATCAAACATGATTCACCCCAATCTAATAATTAAGATGAATTACGCCTGAAGCGAAATCTTACATTCACTCAATGCCTGCACAGTTAATGCAGCCATGTTGATTTCAACCCTTGCTTTTGGCTTATCACCCTTGCCACGGATAGGCAAGCGGCCGTCACGCACCATGTCGCGAGCCGTTCCTATAGGGGTTCCAGTGATACGGCAATACTCATCGATAGGCAGATATGGGGTTGTAATGGCAATTGTAATGTTAGGGCGCATCGGGCAAACTCCTTTTTCACTTTGAGTGCAGCAACACTCAATAACTTTCATAAACCTACAAACCAGATGTTAATCTTCCAAATAGGGAGATTGCAAGGGAAAGTTTTCATGAACCTACAGATTGACTTCTCCAAGGGGAGTGTTGAGACGCTGGATAGGATCCTTGAAGCGTATGGTTTCAAGACCAAATTAGCTTTAGCCGATCACCTTGGCATTGCCAGCAGTAGCTTGGCCAATCGCTATAGGAGAGGTTTTTTCCCCGCTGACATCGTCGTGCGCTGCATGGCCGAGACAGGCGCCACATTGGAATGGCTCGCAACTGGCCAAGGCCGCAAGTTCTACGACGAAGAACTGGATATGATGCACTTGCATCGCCAAAAGCTGGCCGATGGACAGTTGATTGACGCTGGAATGGCAAGATTAGACAAAGTCTTTTTCAAGTCTGGGTCAGTTCTACCTACTGATCCGGTTTGCATCCAAGATGACAAAGCTCAATACATTGTTGACCGCTCTTTTACTGAAGTTTTTGACGGTGAATGGCTGGTCAGTATTGAAGGGAAAATAAGCATTCGAACGCTGGTTCGTATACCTACAAATCGCGTTAGAGTTGGCGGTGTTGGTATGTCCTTTGACTGCAGCCTAGATGAAATCAGCGTATTAGGCCGGGTAGTAATGACAATCACAAATTAAGCTATGTCGATAAAAAAACAACCTGACGGCAAGTGGCTGTTAGACTTTTATCCCGAAGGCAAACCCAAAGGTAAAAGCAGTAAGCGTATACGCAAAACGTTCTCCACCAAGGGAGAGGCCACAGCCTATCAAAACCACATATTAGAAAATGTTCACGTCAAGCCTTGGCTCGATGGAAAAGAAGATCGCCGCAAACTGAAAGACCTTGTGGTGCAATGGTTTGATGAGCATGGCGTTACGCTAGATGACGGTGAAAAACGCAAAGGCGCAATGGAGTTTGCCTGTGACAGCATGGGTGATCCTTTCGCTCATGAGTTTGACTCAACCATGTTTTCTATTTATCGAAAAAAGCGGTTGTCCGGCGAGATAGTCAGAACAGCACGGGTAAAGCAGGTTTCACCGCGCACGATGAATCTCGAACTGGCATATTTTCGCGCCGTATTTAATGAGCTAAAACGTCTGGGTCATTGGAAACTTGATAACCCTCTAGCAAACGTCCGCCCCTTCAAATCGGAAGAGGCGGAGTTAGCCTATCTCGAGCAAGAGGAAATAAACCGACTATTAGAACAGTGTTTAAAAAGCAGAAACGACAGCACATTTTGGGTTGCTTGTGTATGTTTAATGACTGGCGCGCGTTGGGATGAGGCTGAATCATTGACCACAAAGCAGATTAAAAATCTTAAAATTAGCTTTTTCAAAACTAAAGGGAATAGGAATAGAACCGTCCCAATAAGCAACGAATTTTACGACTCATTGCCGAAACCGGATAAGCCCGGTAGGTATTTCAAACCATGTTATTCTGCTTTTCGCAAAGCCGTTGAACGTGCGGAGCTTGAACTACCTGACGGCCAGCTTTCACACGTTTTGCGCCACACATTCGCCAGCCATTTTATGATTAATGGCGGAAACATTCTCGTACTACAACGCATCTTAGGCCATACCGACATAAAGATGACGATGCGATATGCGCACTTCGCACCTAACCATTTACAGGAGGCGACCACCCTTAACCCATTGGGGAAAAACGTCCCCTTTCTGCCCCCTCAGAACTCAAACCACCAATAACCACCGATAACATCCGTTTTATAACCTTTTGTTTTCACTGTAACTTATTGATTTTAAAAGATGGTACATCGTTCTCATAATCGCTTGGTCGTTGGTTCAAACCCAACAGGGGCCACCAAATTTTAGCTTTAAAATCATATAAAAAAGCCACTTTTCTCGAAGTGGCTTTTTTATTTCTTGCTCACAGTGGCGGTAAAATGGCGGCAGTATGCCAACACTCTCAGCTATCTTTCCCCTCTTAACCAGCCTATAGACAGACTTACCAGGAAGCCGGCAAAGAAGATCGCGACAGCCGCAGCGATAGATTTCCACCACTCATCAAACCAGAACAAGGCAACAAATGCCGCTATAGAGAACAGGCCAATGACTATGGACTCAGCCAAGTCAGCAGTTTGTCGGCCAACAAATTTAACGAACTTCACAAGAAAGGATTTTAGCCAGTTCATTGATTTTATTACTTAACGATAGGAAGTCATCATCACTTAACCATTAGTTAAAATCCAACCGCTGGCTTTTGATTGATCTATCCGCTATCGCTCGCCTCTCACAAGGCTACACAAAGCAATAGTGACAAACACCAGCAACAGGAATATTGCCGCGCTCAGAATTCGTTGCCACCATTCGTCGAACCAGAACAGTGAGCCAAACGCAGCGACAGAAAATATCCCGCCCAAAATCGCTTCCACAAGGTGCGACAATCCTTTACCGAGCTTACTGCCCCAAGACTTTAGATAGCTCATGATTCACACCTTCACAGAACATTTTCGATTTGCTGGTATAGGCAACAAAGGGTTCAAGATACTCCTCCGCCAGAAAGTAGATCATGTCCAAATTTCGTGGCGTGAGCTTATGGTACGTTGAGGGATATTGTTCCCGCAAACGACGCGAAGAAACGGAGGCCTGTTCAATAATTCCTTGTAAAAGAATGATGTTTAGCCCAGCAATGGTGACACCTTTGAATACCCATTTGAAAAGTGTGCTGCCGATAACCTTTTTCAAAATATGGTGTGTGATTTGCTGAACCAGAATGAACTGCGTCCCCATACGTCCTGTAAGATAACCCTCTACATGGTTTAATTTTTGGCTTAGCACGGTTTGTGTTTGCAGATCCATCCGCTGATAGCAGTCACGGATAATCACCGCTATCAGCTCACGTAGCGGGGCTTCGATACCATAGCCGGCACGAACGACCTTGATGAACCGTTCCGTTTCGATTTCATTGCGGCGCTTAAGCTCTCGACCGCCGAGCCCTGCTCCCTGCCATGTCCCACGAGCACTATAGGCAATGCTCCTTGGTAAAGACTCTATTCCCTCAAGAATTCCTTGAGCTACGGCTTTCGCATCCAT